ACTCTTCATTGAAAAACTCTTCTTCCGGGGTCTTTTTCATAATTATCCTTTATTGGCTTGGGCCAGCAACTCGCGGGCAGTTTGTTCGAGACCTAGCATCGTCTTATAAGCGAGGATGCAGCCTCTTTGTCTATCAGTATCGTTCTGAGGTAAGTCACCGCATATACGATAAATAGAATTCTCTTGGTACATAAGTAGCAATTGTTTTATATGGAACCATGTCTTACTATTATAATCAATACCTATGATGTGGTCAGTATCATTTTCCAAATAGTACTCCTTATTTCTTTTTCTTCGGGGGATTCTCTGCGGCGTCTACTTGAGAATCAATAGCACGTTTTCTGGCACCACCGCCGTACTCGTCGTTAACACTCTTCATTGTTTTAGTTCCAAAATCCTCAGCAGCTTTCATAGCCTTACCAGGAGCGGATACTAAAGCATCTCTAACCTTTTCTAACTTACTGCGCTTATCCTCAGGAACTTTCTTAGCTGTAGGATAGGTGGTTTTAGTCGGCTTCATTGTGTCATTAGAAGCTACAACTGTATTCTTTTTGGTATAGGGATTGTCTGGATCCCCCAACCTTACTATCTTGCCCTTACTCATATGCCTGTCTTTCCTTCTTTCTTGAGTTTGATTTCTTCTTCATAGATATCCATCTCTCTGTTATCTATGATGGCCTGTTGTTTAGCTTGAGCTATTTCTAGCTGCTTGTCAGTTTGATACTTGAAGGCATCTACTTGAGTGTTGACTCCAGACTCTGCCGATTTCAATTGCAGGGCAGCAAGCTTAGCTTGATAATCTAGTTCAGCTTTCAAGACGCTAGCCTGAGCAGCCATTGCCATAGCTTGGTTATTAGCCATAGACACTTGCTCTTTCATCTCTAGAACACGAGCTTCCATAGACAGGCGCATCTGTTCTATTTGTAGTTCTATTTGAGAACGCTGTTCCTCGCTGGCAAGCTTCTGCTTAGCTACTTCTAGCTTAGCCATTTCTACCTGAGCCTTCATAGCATTAGGATCGTTCTGAGCAGCTTGAGCGGCTTGTTGTTTTTCCCAGGCCTCAGCTTCAGCTTCTGTGCGAAGCAGGTTACGGGTAGGTAGAGTCATCAGAGCTAAACGCAAATGGGTAAGCTCGTCTGGCTTAATCCACTTAGCTAATTGAGGATTCTGTCCTGTTTCTACTGACAGTTTCTCTATGTCTCTTACGTGGATTTGTTTATTCTTGTATTCGTTAGCAGAGCGGACATCTATAGAGAAGTTACCTTTGATGTCCTGCTTATCGTTGTACTGCATATTCCACGCGTACATACGACGGATGACTTTAGAAGTCACTCTGTCATCCCACTCTTCCGAAGCAGCGTCTAGGAGAACTGTGGAGTTCTTCATAGCCATCATATCGCCAGTAGCACTAGCTCCTAGCTGTGTTGATTCTAAACCAGCAGCAAGAGCTGACGTAGCAGATTCTTCATCAGAGAACTCTCTAGCCATATTAAGAACAGGCACTAGGTTCTCCATGACGTTAGGAACATTGAAGAACTGAATAGCGTCTTGGACTTTCATAGTAGGGTCTGTTAGGTGCCACATCTTACGAGGAGCCATGTTCCATTCGCCATCGGCAGGAATAATGAACCTCTTTTGTATAGCTCCTTGCGGACCAGAAGACAGAGAAGCATTGTCCAGAATCATGTGCCAGGTCTGCGTAACTACGCGTTGCTGGTCTTTCATTGTGAGCGGATGTCCGAAACCGAACACTGAAGACGGATCATGTTTCCAAGGACACACAGCGTAAGGAGTCTCGAAAGAGCCTTCAATATTCTCTAGCTCTAGACGAATAACCTTGCCGTTAACAACCCACACTTCACCGAAGTAATCCTCTAGAGGAGTTTCGTAAGCTGGGGTTATACCTGCGTTTTGTAGGTATTCCTTTTTGATAGGACCGTGGTATTCTATTACGCAGTATTTGTTTTTAAATAGAGCTGGGTTAGCCGATACTAGCTTTTGGTATTCAACAAAACTAGCTTCGTGGTAAGTAGAAGGGGCTTCTTTAAGAACCTCGTCTATAATACCCTTCTCATAGCCCTCATGGTTTCTGTATTCCAGAAGCTCATAAGCACTCATAGGATGTATCTGAATAGCATCCATAATCTTATCAGGGTCAGACACAGTATCGTCTGGGAAGAACATCCACGGATCGACTCTCTCCACTATAGGAGAGTACACGACCTCAGTAGCTGTTATCCAGGTACCAGTGAAGGAATCCTGCCTATATACTGTCTTAACCTTACCGGTATTAACAGGAGACTTAAGTACGCCAGTGCCAAGGACAATTCTATCCATGATAGCTAAACGAGACTGATAAGCATAGCGACAAGAGTCTAGCTGTGCTTCTATCTCTTGACTCATAGCCTGAGCTTTTAGAGCTGCAGAAGGCTCTGAGTTATTGGCAGCTGGCCAAAGATCCCAGTTCTTCTCGCCTATAGCAAACTGCATATCAATACATTGAGCTATAGCAGCATCGCATTTGGTACGGACTATGTTAAAGTCTGGACGAGATTTTCTATTATTAGAACCAGCAAAAGGAGTCTCGGCGTAGTCTACAGTGGAATACAAACTACCGTAGTACAAGTGAGAGCATTCTAGCCACTCTGATTGCTTGACGTTGCGGTTTGATATCCGATTGCGTAACTTGGCAACTACAGCAGTAGCAAGAGAGTTCATACTCTCTTTACGCAGCTTAGCCATTACCTTGCGTTGCTCTTCAGCAAGCTCTTCTTCTGTTAACAAGTCCAGCTCGTCTGTATCAGAAATCATACTTTATAGTTCCTTTCCATTCATTGGCTATTACACCCTTAGCTTGCTTAGGAGTTATGAATCGTAAAGTATTGTTAAATACGTAACGAGTAGCGTCCATAAGGTGGTCATGTTCTTTTATAATCTTACCATTTAAATCGCGGCGATACAGAGTATACTCACGCTGCCAGTTCTGCAAAGTATCAAATACTTTCAACTTTCCTGACGACAATGCGGAGAATACAGCCTGTATCCCGCCTTCAACTTCGTTCTTAGCCGGATAAAAAGTAAGGCCAAGATCTCTATACACTTCCATTAATTTCTGACCATCTACTTGGCTACGACCTCTAGCAGCAGGATCTATTACCCCTTCCATCCACTTGCCTCTAGCTTGTATGCTGTGGGCGTGTATAACAGGCTCTGCCTGTCCTACGTAGTGTTCGTCGTACAAATAGATTATATTTGTATCTGGGTTTCTAGCTGCCCACACACAAGCTGTTTTGTTCCAACCTACATCGAGAGCGTATAACCTTTCGTAGTAATCTGGTATAGGGAAGGGCTTGATAAGTATATCATCTAGAGGTACTGGGTAGACGTTACCAGAACCCATTGCTGGGGTTCCCTTAGAGCGAGCCTCTCTCAGATGAGGAGGGGTGTCATCCAGCATTCGGGCTTTAGCTTCTTCAGTCAACCAAGGAGCATCGTCCCATCCAGCGGTGATAATACACTTAGCTACCTTTCTCATAGCGACCCGGGCGTCAACCCCGGTCTCTAATTCTAGAGATTCTATATCCTCTTTAGTAACTCCTCGTAAGCCTCTGGATCCAGCTAGGAGGTCAGCTTTACTGAAAAAGTTAACGATAAGAGGGGTTATGCCTTCAAGAGGAGTAAAGGTTACGCAAACGCGTCCTTCTGTGGTCATGGTACGAATTAAGCATTCGTTGTATATGTCGTGCGGTGCAATCTCATCTAACCATATCCAGTGCATAGAAGTACCGTAGAAAGCGCTGAGGCTTTGTTGGTAGTTCTTAAAACTGAGAGTAGACATACCGCCAGACTTGTGTCTTATTTCTATTGTGTCTATACCTTGAGGTACACCGCTAAGAGCCCAGGACTTACCCATCTTCTCTAGAGGTATCAGCCCTGTGCCCCAAGCGCCTATGGGTCCTAGGAGCTCTTTCTGAACTGTATCGCGCGTCGATTTCGCGTCAGACCCAGCAGCCCATGCCCTAATAGGGTGGTCAAAAGTGAGACCGTTCCACCAGAAAGGATAATCGCCTGTAAGATGTGCAGCGGTGGCAAATGCTCCTGCCAAAGATTTTCCAACGCGGTTACCCGCGCAAAATAGAACTTCTGTATATTCCTTGGTGGCATCGAAAAAGACTTTGTGTTTAGGGCAGTTTTCTATACTGTATGGGGTGTTAGGAACAAACCACTTATCTAATCCAGCGTTTTCTAGAGCAGCATTATACTGGTCTACTAGTTTACTGGCTGATATGATAGCCCTGGCTTCGGACCCTTCTAGCTCGAGTTCTGGGTGCATTTTACGCACAGAATCAGAGAAAGAGGGGTCTTCTAGCGAGTCTAGTAAATCATTTACGTCACGAGGTTGCATGTAGTATGTCTTGAGTTTTGTCTAACAGACTAGCATCAGTCAAGGAAGGAGTCAAGCTCTTAACTAGTTTAGGCAATTCTTTTTCTAATCTAGCTCTAAGTTCTCTCACAGACTGTAGATCAGAAGAGTCTACTTGTGAGGCTTCTAGTTTCTCAGCCCAACCATAACGGTTTTTCATAACCATTACGTATAGCGAGGTGTTGAAGTCTCTCATATTAAGATTCTTACGAGCTTTCTCCATCCACCAAGCGTGGCTTAGCATTCTTCCGAAATCTACAAGCTCGGCGAACTTATCGTTTTTATCGTACATAGAAGTGAACTGCTTCATAGTAATACGAAGCTCTCTGCACACCTCTACGTCAGAAAAACCTTCTTTGTAGGAATCTGTAAGTACCTTGACCCAATCAGCATTCATTAGCTATTAGCCGCCTGTTCTGGATCAAACCACCCACCTTTACCGTCAGGGGACTTGAGATTAGCCACATCTTCTTGGCCAAGGATTCTAGCCAGCGGATAGACTTGAGTACCACCACCTTCTTTAGGAGCTACGCCCACTAATAGAAGAGCTGTCTCGTCTGTGTCACCAACCCGGGCTCTCATAACACCTATAGTGTTCTGCAAAGCACCTTCGTAAAAAAGTCTTAACAAGGACTCAGCAGGAGCGTCGTGACCATTGTTAGAGTAAATATACATATTAAGCTCTACTTCTGGTACGGCTTCTACCTTAGGTTCTGGTATAACATTGCCTTGTTCATCGACATCTGAGATGTCTAATTTGGATTTATCAATCATTTATGGGTCCTCCTGGGACAGGGATAATGGTACTATATAAAGGTACCCGTCAATCCTCTACTAGTATCTTTATCTCTTGTAACACGTTATTAGCTTTCTCTAACTCACTTTTGCAGTCTACGTAAGCATCTGCTAAGTCTTTATTTTTAGGCTCTTCTATTAACTTTATATCAGTACAAGTTCTTTCTTTAAACAAATCTGAATCTAAACGTACTTTGTTATGACTACATGCTGTCAATAACATCAGCAGGAACAGGCTCATCAGCCCAAGCTTTGGCTTCTGCATTCTTTTCATAGACTTTCTCCACTCTAGTTTTGTATTTAATTTTATCTTTTTCAATTATCTTGTCCCTATACTCTATACGAGTAACGGCCTTCTCTGCAGCAACTTCCTGGTCTTTAGCCTCATCCACACAAGCTATTACCTTACTCTCTGCTTCCTGAAGAGCGCTCTTAGTATTAACATACATACAAGTAGGGGTGATAAAGATTATAGCTACTAAAATGGTTCCTACTATAGGTTTCCAATTAGCTACTAACCAGTCTTTGGTCTTGCTAAGAGTCTTTCCTATAACAACTTTACTTAAAACAGCTGGTAATACCACGCTTAGTTCTCCTAATTTTGGGTCTAATAGTAGAAGAGGATAACACCTCAGCTATAC